ATGCAAGGATTCAACACCAAGGCCATAGGACTGGCGATCGCCGCGCTCATCGTCCTGCTCGTAGTTTCCACCTCCTGGTACACAGTCGATGAAACCGAACGCGGCGTATTGCTACGCAACGGCGCCTTGGTCGGCGTGGTCGAACCAGGCCTGTCATTCAAGACCCCCTTTATAGAGACGGTGAAGTTCATCTCCGTACAAAGCCAGGCCACCTCCTACCGTGACCTCCAGGCCTACAGTAAGGATCAGCAGACCGCGACCCTGCAGGTATCCGTGTCCTGGCACGTGGTTCCAGGCGAAGTTTCCAAGGTTTACACCCAGTACCAAGACCTCGACGGCCTGGTTTCCCGCCTGATCAGCCGCCAGGTCCCCACCCAGGTAGAGAACATCTTCGGCCAATACAACGCGGTAACTGCCGTGCAGCAACGCGGGAAGTTCGTCGCCGACGTAGCCAAAGCTATCAAAGAGTCAATCAACGGTCCCGTGGTGATCGACGGCGTGCAGGTCGAGAATATCGACTTCAGCGACGACTACGAGCGCTCCATCGCCCTGCGCATGAAAGCCGAAGTGGAAGTTAAAACCCGGGAACAGATGCTTGCCACCGAGCAGGTGCAGGCACAAATTCGCGTCACCCAGGCGCAAGCTGAAGCCGACGCCAAACTCGCCGAAGCCAAAGCCGACGCAGAAGCCACTCGCCTGCGCGGCATCGCCGAAGCCGACGCAATCAAAGCGCGCGCCGAGGCATTGGCCAGCAACCAGAACCTGGTCGAGCTGACCAAAGCCGAGCGCTGGGATGGCGCCTTGCCGACCACCGTACTGCCTAACAGCGCCCTGCCCTTTATCGATGCGGTAAAACCCGCCAACAAAGCGACCCAATAAGCGCCAGAAAGAAAGGCCCATGCATAAGGCATGGGCCTTTCACGGCAAGACATTTACAGCACGACCTGCCTGGCAACCTCCCACACCTTTTGCCGCTCCTTTTGGCCGGTGGTGCCGCCGTTAATGCGATGGGTAATGGCGTCAAACTTGCCGCCATCCGCCAACTCATTCAAGCCTTGGCTTTGCCAGAACCAGCCTGCCGACAACGCCCCATACAGAGGCCGCTCAAGCAATGGTGGAATCGCTTCGAGGTCGGCCATCAATGCCTGGCCCGCTAGTCGATAGTTATCGCGACCGGTAATCTGGATCAGCCCTCGCCCCCGATAGCGCCAACCGTCCCCCGAAGACTCAGGGCCATTGCCCAGCCGCTCGCTATATACTCGATTGGCGATAGCCTGCGGGTTTCTGGCTAACTGCTGCGCCTGCTGATTTGGCACGCCACCGATACCGGCAAAGCGGCCCGGCCAGGTACTGGCCAGACCTTGAGCGCTGTAATTGAGGTTCTCCACCAACCGGGTGAGTTGCGCGCTTTCATGCCCGACTTGAGCAAGAAAGGCGGCGCAACGCAACGAAGAGTCGATGCGAAAGCGCGCCATCGCCGTGTTGAGCGCAGAAACAAAATCGCCCGCGACTGGGCGGGCGTTTGGGAGTATCTGCAGCAGTTGCTGCAGTGTTATCTGCATCGGGGGCCTCCCGTTGAAGGCGGCATACCCTCTACGTATCGGCTCATGCCGGCCAACCTTCTTCGAGCATCGGCCGAGTGAAAGAGCCCGCCGCAAACGCATCGTTCAACGCGAACTCACGATCGAAACAGGCTTGAACGTGTGCACGCACGGCCGAAGCAGCCGCCAGAATTTCCGTGCCTGACAACGCGATACGGCCGGACGCCGCATCCGGTACTTTCCATTCAATCGAATAACCCGGATCGATGAATGCCGCGACAGCAGCTGCGGCGATTAAGGCCTGCCCATCACGGGACGTGTCAAAGCGAACCCCTTTAAATGGGATACCTGCGATTTCAGCCTGATAACGCCTGACGGCGATATCAGCCGGGATATCGGCGATGGCCTCTGCTTGGGCTAATCGGTGAGCAGCCAATGCCATCTCATCGATTGGCTCAAGATTTGGACGGATATAAGCGTCCTGCGAACCATCACGTTCATAGGCAAAGATTTCGCCAGTGGCACGATCTATAAAGTGTTTCATTAGCGAAGCTCCTGCCAATAGCCCAAAGGTCCAAAAACAACGGCGGAATAAGTTGCAGCTGGAGGCACTACGGTAGCGGCAGATGACGCAGAAACCGCCGAAGAGTCTGACGTTGAGTTGTTTTCGATTTGCTGCCCAGCCACAGTGAGCACTACCCCAGTAGTGATTCCCCCATTGGTTGAGACCGAAAAGATAATCGGGCGCCCGGTAGTGTTGGTGTATGTAGTCCCAGATGCCCGACTAGCCGTCAGATTCTGCCAAGTCTGCCCATACCCCAAACTCGACAACGCCCCCAACGCCTGCCCACCCGCGCCTTGAATCGTGCTAGGTGCCGAAGCCCACTGCCCTGCGGTCGCCTGGCTGGACTCCACATACCCCACCACCCGAAACGGCACTCCGGCCCGAGCGATGGTGGAATAGACAACGTTATTCACCGTAGCCGAGGCACTGATCGCCGAGGTGTTGATCAGCGTGGTCTCGTCCAGGTTTACGCCGCCTGCCAGGTTCACCACCGCGAGTTCAATCGTCCCGGCGTTATCGAGCGCCAGCAGTATCAAACGACTCTGTACCGCGTTGGCGCTGCCGAGCGTGGCGCCTGCGGGTACCACCAGCGACAACGCCGAAACCGCACGGCTGTTGACCGCCCCGCTGCTCAAGGTCGCCGAGCGGAACTCCAGGGCAGTGGGAGCCAACCCCAAGGTCAATGCATTCGCGGCAACGGCAGCACTCACTACCTGAACCTGCCGGGCCGCAGACACCGCGCCCACCGAGAACACACTGGTGCCATCGCAAAACAGCTGCAATGCCGCGCCCTGCCCCACGGCCACGCCATTACCCGCAGCCGTTTTCACGGTTAAGGTGAAACCGCCGGAGGTGTTGTTGGAGACCACCCACTGCCGGCTTGCGGCGGGGACGGTAATGTTGACGTTGGCGGTCAGTACACCAGTGAAATTCAGCAGCGGATAACGCGCTTCGGTGGCACTGAGGATGACGTTGGAACCACCCGCCACACTTTTCGTTAGGGTCGAGCTCACCAGCGACTGGGCGAACTCAGTGGTCGCTACCTTAGTCGAGCTATCGCCCAAGCCCTGAGTCGCAAACACATCCTCTGCCAGCAAATTGGTGCCATTGCCATACACCGTGTTGCGCCCCGCAGCCACAATCACCCCACTTCCGGCCACGGTCGTGCAGGTCACGGCAAAGCCGCCGCTGGTGTTGTTTTCCACTACCCAGGTTTTGCTCCACGCCGGGAAGTAGATGTTGATGTTGGCGGTCAGTGCGCCGCTCAACACGATGCGTGCCTTGGCGGCTTGCAGGCTGGTCAAGGTGACCGAGGAACCGGCCAACCCGCTGAGGGTCGTCACGCCATAACTGAAGGCCGGCACCCAACCGGTCAGCGCTGCGTTGCTGACTTCCGGGGCCAAGGCATTGCCTTCGGCGGTGTTGAACCAGTAGCCGTCGAACGTAGAGTTGGGCAGCAGCGCGCCTTTGGGGTAGCCGCTGACCGAGCTGGCAAAGGTGCTGTCGAAGGGGTAACCGCTGCCCGCATGGGACCAGCGCAACGACTGAGTGATCGCGTTGAGAATGCCGTTGAAGTCGGCACCGAACGGCGGCACGCCACCGGCGGCGATGGGGGTGAAGTTCAGGGGCACAAACCCGTCCGGGTAGGAGGCCAGGCCAGCAGTAATGCCGATCTGTGAGGTCTGTGGAATGGAGTTCTTGCTTCCGTTGTTGGCGAACGGAATAGGGATACGCGCAGGAAGGCCGCTAGTTTGCATCTTGGAGTCCCGACTGAGTGAAAAAGGTGCCCTGGCCGAATGGCTGCAGGCCTGCTTCGGCGAAGCCGAAGGTGGTGCTTGGATCGAGTTGCAGGATGGTCACTCGCACCCCGGCTGAACGCGGAACCGCGCCGGAGTGCAGCATGATTGCCAGCTCGACGGCCGACAGGCTGAACTCGAAGACGTAACGCACCTGCATGCCGCCGGTGTCGACGACATACGCCCGCCCCTCCCCGGCGAACAGGTAGCGCAGCAGCGCGTTGAGCGAGGCGCAGGTGCAGTTGGTGATATTGGCCAACGCCTTGACCATGATCAGCTTGCGATAGGCGTCATCGGCCAGGGTGTAGGTACTGGTCGCCAGCGGCCCGGCATACATCGGCGCCTGGTTCAGTGGCTGCGGGCCGCTAGCGGCAGTGGCCGGGGTGAAGGCTTCATCGAAGCCCAGGTACAGCGGCGCACTGTCGACCTGCAGGTCGCGCGACACATTGACGATCTTGCCCCAGTAATCCAGGCCAAAGCCCTGGGCCGTCTCCAGGTTCCAGACAATGTCATAGAACGCATTGAGATCGGCCGTCGGGTCAATCCATTGGTTGAACGCATCCAGCAGCGTGGTGATGGTCGGGCTATTGGCGTATTGGCTGAGCTGCGTGTCTCGGTAGTTGTGCATGCCTCACCCCACCAACTGCACATCGATATTGCTGATATCCAGCGTGGGGCGCTGATCGATGCCCATCACCAACGAGATGCCGCCAGCCGGCGCGCTCGAGCCGAGCAGAATCGACAGAATCTGAACATTGGCGTCCGTCGCCGCCACGCCGGCATAAAAACGTCCGGCGTAGATGGCCGAGGCAATCCGCGCCCGCGCACCGCCATCGGTGCCGTTGAAGGCATCGATCACGGCCTGCTGGATCAGGCTTTTGATGGTGGCGGGCAATGCCGCATTGGCGGCGATCTGGATCGAGAAAAACACCGGCACCGCGGTCGGCGTTACCCACGACACCCGGTAGCTCGGTCGTGGCGCGGTGTAGTTGAGGTCCTCCACTACCGCCACGGTTTCACCGTTGTAGTTGCAGCCGTTGGACTTCTTGCTCCAGATCGCCTGGGCGATATCCGCCGCTTCGCCGCCGACGACGGCCACGTAGATCGAGTTCGCGGCCACCGGATAATGGGTGACACCGGTCAGCACCTCGGTGCTTTTCGGGTTGTCGATCACGTAGGCATCAAGCACACCGTCGACATCCAGCACTGCGGCATAAACCGACTGCACCGAGTTCACCGCGTTGGCGGCGACCGAGAGCTTGCGTCGGTACTCGAAGTCCGTACGGTTTTCGACCTCGACCCCTTCGCTGCCCGCAGTGTGGTTGATCACCGTGTCCCAGCCAATCACCTGCTGGAAAATCCGCGTCAGGGCGCCGACCGGGCAGGCAATCGGACCGCTGGTGGTGCACTGAAAGTCGACCTGCACGCTGCCGTCGGCGCCGATGCGGGCATCGCTCTGGCTCAGGTACAGATAGCCGTTGACGTCCTGGGCCACTGAGCCGGCGGGAATCAAGGTGCCCACCAACCCGGAGCAGGTGCCGGTGACCACCGTGCCCGAGGCGGCAATTCGGTCGATAAAGTAGATCCGCCCCAGAGCGTCCTGCCAGCGACCGCTGGCCTTGTCCGGGTCGAGCTGGTTGACCACTTCGGCAAAGCGGTCGTTCTTGTCGCCAATGATCGCGGTCAGAGTTTGCGCCAATTGGCCCTGAGGGCTGCTTAGGCCCGGGTTGACCCCGCCGCCGAAGGCCGTGTTGATGTCGGCTTGCACGCCGGCAAGAATCGCCGACTCGGCGGGCAAGGTGATGCCGCTGCGATCGAGTTGCAGGTCGGGAACGCTGGTGGTGAAGGCCATCAGAAGGTCACCCCCGACTCAATCCCATCGGTGTCGATGATTTTGATCAGGCCGCTTAGACCGCGGCCTTCGATCCTGTCCAGCTGCACTTCAACCTGCACCACGTCCGGTACGGTCATGGCGGCATCGATAATCTGTTGGCGAATAAAGGAAGGCGGCGGCAGCTGGCCGAGCACCTTCTGAAAATAGGGCATGCCCAGGCTTTGGTCGTACCAGCATTCACCGATGAAAGTGCGCACTGCACATGCCACATCCTGGGCAATCGAGTACGGCTGGTTGGCCAGGGCGATGTCGCCGCTGGCATCGAGCACCAAGTCCCAGGCGGTTTGATCAAGCAGCAGAGTGCTGGCCATGTCGTTCACCTTTTCGGGGTCATAAAAAAACCGGCCTGTGGGCCGGTTTGCGGATGGATTGCTTAACTCGGGGTGGGCGGGTCGGTGTTGGCCGGGCCGCGCTGCACACCAGGGTGCAGGTGCTGGGCAAGGCTGACCCCGGCGCCGCGTACATCGCCCTGCACCGTGGCCGAACCACTGACCGTCAGGTCACCCTCGATGGCAGTGACAGGTGCCTTGATCGTAACTTGGGTCGGCGACAGCAGCGTGATGCCGTCTTGGTTGAACTGCACATACTGCTGCGGCACGCCATTGAGCACGCCCCCTATATATAAGGCATCGGCCATATCGTGACGGCGCGCCGAACCCGGTGCGGCGGCCGCTTTGCTGGCCTTGACCGCCGACAAGTCGCGGTCGGCAATACAGGCCAGGCCGATATCGCCGGGCTGTGGGTCGATGATCACGGCGTTGCTGCCGCCCTGCAGGCGCAGGTAAGGCACGTCATGAATGACCCCGGCATCGATCACATTGCCGACGCCATCGACACGCTGCACCAGCACTTTCACATCGACAAAACCGACCGCCGACACCCCGCCGTTATTGCTGCAGCTGAGCACCTGTACCAGGGTGGTGGTGCGCGTCGAAGCCAGCGCCTGACGCAGAAGAAACTGCTGCACCTCGTACTCGCTGGCATCGGCATACAGCTGCACGACGCCGGTCGCGCCATCCATGGCTTGTGTGGTGGCAACCATGCTTAACCCTCCGGCCCGAGCTGGGCATATGTAAACCACGGACCATCGCTGACCAGGGAGCTCAACTCATGGCTCACCGACTTGCAGTACCAACCGGAGCCATTCGCCTGTGCCACCGTGCTGCGCACTTCCATGCGTCGGCCCAAAACGATGTCGGGATTGAATGAGCTGCGCACATGGATGCCGAGTTTGGACACCACCGGGTAGTCGACCAGACCGGTTTGCGACGCGACCAGCACGCTCATCTCATCACGCTGGCCACCGCTGGGCCAGATGGCCACGCTGCCGTTGCTGATGTCATAGGCGACACCCGCGTGCTGAGCGCAATCCTTGATCTGGGTAAGTGCCGAGCCGGCAAAATAGGGGCTGGCGAGTTTGGCCGTGACGCCATTGTTGCTGAAGGAGAACCCCATGGACCTGGCCAGCGACTCAATCACCGTGGCCACATCCGTGACGCCCTTGTAGCTGTTTACCGCGACGGCTTTGACCTGTTCATACAGACCCGCCACCGCCTCGACGTTAAAGCACACTTGCGGCGCTTGGCTGTAATCGATCCAGGCGTTGGCAATGGTGCCCTGAAACACCTGGGCCATGCCGCCATGACCGTTGCTGGCGGCGATGGTGACAAGGTTGCGGCGAGTCGCCTGCACCGACAGCCCCAGCGTCGATAGTTGGTTCATGGTGGCTTCGGACATGCCGTACACCCGCAGCTGCAGGGAATTCAGCGAGCCGCCGCTGACGTTCTGGATATAGGCCTCGCAAGGCAAGCCGCGATAACTCGCGACACTGCCCAGCTGCTCACCAAACTTGCCTTCCGCCAGTTGAAACGACATCTCCACCACCCTGGCTTGCAGTGCCATTGTGAGCCTCGTTGGTTGCTGTGGTTGTGTGTGCAGGCCCACTGGCCTGCGCGTGAAATGCTGCTGCGCGCAGCGGCGTCAGCCGAGATCGACAGGCTCCAGGTACATCAGCACATAACGGCTGCCGAGCCCTTGGTAGTGCGGGTCATAGCTGCCCTGGGTATCCATGAATGCCAGGTCACCGACAAACCCCAAATGGGGCTGGCGCACCAGGCGCGACATATCCCGGCACAGCACCCCGGCCAGAAGTTTTTCCGAACTCACATAGAGGTCGAGAAACATCCCGGTGGTCTTCTGGTACAGGTTGATCTTGCAGTGCTGCGAGCCGAGCACCACCGCGAAGGTCTGCGCTGGCACCGGTGAAAGCGGAACGATCTGCATCTAAGCCCTCCTGAGCAACAAGTGAGTGAACGAAGCGCTACGCCACGCCGATGTTTTCCGGTTGTTTGACGTAATAGAGCGCCAGCTGATCGGTCGAAGGCTTGGCTGGTTTTACCGTGCAGGTGCTCACCGGGTCCGCTCCGGAAGGGTTCTTGGTTACCGGCTCGGGCTCCTCGGCGCTGTTCATCTCCTTGAACACCGCGTACACCGAGAGCAGCGTCTGCCCGGCTTTGCCTTCGCGCTTGTAGTCGAAGCTTTCCAGGCTCATGCGCTTGTAGGTCTGATCCGGCGTGACCAGTGTGCAAACCTCGAACCCGTCCTTGAGCCGCTTCAACTCATCGAGGAACTGCTCACGGCCCATCAGGCCACTGCCGCCGCAGGTCATGCGCATATTTACCACACCGGGTTTCGGCACTTTGGAGAAGCGATTGATCTCTGCCCCACTCGATTTGAAGTCGGCACCACCAACGTATTCGAACTCATAAACAGAGTCCGGAATCAGTACCTGACGCTCAGCCCTACCGAGTATTTGCCACGGATATTGGTCCGCCCAACTGAGCAGCCCGAAGGCATCCAACCCCTGCACCCGGCCCATAATCCCGGAGGTAACGGCGTAGCCATAAGCCGTGCGGCGCAGATCCGGCACCCCGGGCGCGCGCGGCACGTTGGGATATTCAATCAATGGCATCAGCTGTCTCCGGTCGAGGCCTGGTACACCAGGCTGGCCTTACCCAACGCAGGACCAATCTCACGGGCGATGCCGCTGGCATTGGTGGCCTGGGTATGGATTTCAATCTTCTGGATGGTGGTTTCGCTATTGCTGACCCCACCGCCACCGGACGCCGCTGCAGCACGAACGCCTGCGCCCAGTTGCACCCCGGCCCCCACGGACTGGTTTCCCGGACCAGCGTTTGGCGCCGCCCATTCACCGACCGATTGACTGCCGCCGATAGCCGTCAGGCGTAACTGCTGCACCAACGCCGCAGCGCCCTGCCCGGCTGAGACCGGCGCCGCTGTTGCGGCCTTGCCGTTGGCAACGGTTTGCTCCGCACCATTGGCCCGTTTGGCGCCAGCAACTTCCTTGGTTTGCTTGCTGATCACCGTAGGCGCCGTTGGGTCACCTGCGGCCAGGGCATCGAAATGCCGATCCAGCGCTTCCTGCGCTGTGCTGCTGCCAAGGCTGGCGGCCATCGTCATCAAGGTGCCGCCAATCTTGTCGCTAAGTTCCTCATTGGGGGTAATGAAGTTGTCGTTGATATAGGTGCCCACGGCCCAGCCGGCGGCCCCGGCCGCCACGACCTTTTCCGGCGCGCTGAGGGTTTTGAAGCTGTTGATGTTTTTCTTCAGCTCGGCAAAGGTTTCGCTCAGCTCGCGATAGGCATCCACCGTGGCAATCACTGACGAGATGCTGCCGCCGGTGGTGGCATCCAACTGGTCGAGCAGCACCACCGAAAACGCCATCGCCGAAGCCAGACCATCGTGCAGTCCCTGCAACTCCTCCCGGTAGGCTGGCGCCCATGTCGATAGCTGCTTCAGGTCCTTGAGCACCACTTCCACCACCGGGCTGAGTACTTCCTCGAACGACAGGCAAAGATTGATGGGCGGCTGCGCGGCTGCCCGTGTCCCGCCAGCAGGCTCCGTCGTGCGTTGCGGCACGGCCTCGCCGCCGACGTTGGCCGCCACTTTCGCCACAGCCAGCGCATTGAGCACCGAAGCCACACCGTCGTCGGCAGCCAGCACGGCCAGCAGACCGTCCAGCTCATCCTTGAGCCGGCTGATAAAAACTGCCGCTTGCTCGCCGCGAAGGTCCATCTGTGCGGCGGCGACACTGAGGTCGTCAAACAGGTTGGCGAGGCTGGCGCTCGCCTCCTGGTGCCTCGTTTTCAAGGCCTGGCCATCCAGGCCAAGCGCCTGCACCAGGCTGTCAATAATGTTGGCCATGGCTAATCCCTGGGCTGGTTGGCAATCATGGTGTTGTGGCTGTCGACGGTATTCACCTCGAGCAACCACCACATGTCCTCGAGACCGTAAACGCTGTCGAGTTCATGCAGGGTTGCCAAGCGCGAGGATATACAGGTGGCGACGGTGCGCGGCAGGTTGAGGTACTCAACCATGCCGTATGGCAGAGCGCCGCCTACGCGTGGGCCAAGGTCGAGGACGCGGCGGCGGCGGAAAAATCCGCGTGCAGCTTCCAAACCTCCAGGCGCAACTTGAGGCGGCTGGCGACCTCCTCGATGTCGCTCTCCACCAGGTCGCGCACCACGCTCTTGTCGTTGCTGTTGGGCAGCATGCGCACGCACTGGAACATTTCATCCAGCAGCGGTTCGGCCACCTCGTAAGGCAGCTTGCCGATAAAGGCCAAGCCCAACCGGGCGAGACCGGCAAAGCCGGCACTCTCAATCCCGTCAGGCAGTTCGATGCCCTCTTTGATCATCGCCAGCACAGCGCGAATCGCCCACTTCTCGGCCTGACTGGCGGGCATTTCCAGCAACTGGAAACTTTTGCCCTGGTCACGGCCGGCGCTGGTGATGGTGTATTGCCGGGTCTTGCGTGCCATCTGCGCGCCTCCTTAGCCGTTGTAGGCTTCGCTGGTTACCGATTCCCAGGTGATTTTGTACACCTGCGGCTGCAGGGTTTTCTTCGCGTCGGGCATCGGTTGGCCCGCGGTGAGCACACCATTTTTCAGGGTGTACTTCTTGCCAATTGACGGCAGGATGATGGTGCCGTTGGCCCAATACACATCGCGCGCCGCCTGCATGGTGCTGAACCAGGTGGCGAAGACGAACATCGACTCGCTGTCGGGCATCAGGGTGATGGTTTGCACCGTTGGGCTATAGAGGTAGCCAGCGGACAACTTGCCATCCACGCCCACCACCAGCTCGGCGATGGTCATCGCGTCGGTGGAGAAAGCAGAGTCCGAGGCATAGCCCTGAATGATCTGCGGCGAGGTGAACAGATTGGTGATAGCCAGTGCGAAGGTGGAGTTCGCTGAGGTAATAGTCGACATGGCGAAAAGCTCCGCTTATTGAATTTCGATCGAGGCGAGGGTGAGTTTCTGGATGCTGCCGCCATCGGCGTAGTACAGCGTCATGGACGGGCTGGCTCGGGCAACGCGCACGGCGGCGGTGGCCGGGACGATTTGCAGGTAGTAGCCCTTGGCGACAATCACGCCGCTGACATCCGAGCCGATGGCGTTCTGGATCAGCGCAATCTGCGCCTTGGACAGGCTGGTGCCGGTGCGGATGGCGCCGAAGTTGACGGCCGCCGACAAGGCATCCAGGCAGGCGGCTTCAACCAGCGCGTAACCGGCCGCGTTGTAGGGCACCGAGCCGACCGACTGGAGCAACTCGATCATGGCTTTCTGCAAGTTGGCGTTGAGCCAGATCTGGTTCAGGTAGGTGTCCGCCCACAACCACTTGCCCGACACCGAGCCCGGGTACATGAACACGTAACCGTCTTTGGCAGTGGCATAGGCGCCGTAGAAGTTGTAGCCATTGCTGATCAGGTTGGACGCTTCACTGGCATCGGTCACCGACGCCGCCAACCCGGATTGCAAGCGGAAGGCCAAGGTCGCGCGGCCATTCAGCCGGTCGAAATCCAGCGCAGCTGCCCAGCCCAGAGCAAAGGCCGCGTGGTTGGCATTACCCCAGATCGGCAGGCTGCCCACTGCTTTGCTCGACTGCAGGTAGTAGCCCCAGGTGGTGGTATTGCCAGCAGTCTTGGCGTTGATGTCGCTGTCCCAGCCGACGTACACGTAGCGGTCGCCCTTGCTGTTGGCCCAGTCCGAGAAGGCGATCTTGTCGGCCGTCACCGGCTCCCAGGTGGTCATGAAGCAGGCCCAATTCTGGGTCACCTGAGTCAGGGCGTTCATGCTGCCAACCGGGGTACCGGCTACAGCGCCTTGGGAAACCACTGCACCGCTAACGGCTGTGAGCAGCAAGCCAGCAGCCAGGGTGCCGGTGGCAAATGCCGCGGTCGAAGTGGTGCCAGTGGTGCTGGAGCTGATTACGAAGGCCGATTTCAATGCATCGAACGTCACCGGCAAGGCCAGCGCAGTGGCGAGCACCGAGGCGGCATTGCTGAAACTGGTGACGGCCGAGAAGTCGACGTTTGCGGCGGTTTTGCTAACCCCGTCGATCTGCACCGTCAGGCTACCGCTGAGCAGCTTGAGTTGCGCCAGGGTCAGCCTGGCCAGTGAACCACTGCGCAGGTACGCCGCCACTGGCGCTGCCGGGCACTGGGCGAAGTACAACAGACCGGGATTCTTGGTGCTGTTTTCGTAGCCGGCAAAGTAGATGCTGGCCAGCGCCGCTTCCTGCGCGGCGGCGCCAAAATAGGCTGCGACATCTTCCGCCGTGGCAAAGCCCGGCACGCTGCCCACAGGCACATAGGCATTGCGCGTCAGGATGACGCCATTCAGGTCGACAGCAGCGCCGGCCGCTGCCAGTACGCCAGGGTTGACCTGGACAATCTGTGATACGGGGATAGTCATCTATTCAATCCTCAGGGGGGAACTTGATGGCCACTTCGGCCACTTCGATGTGCAACTGGTCGGCGTAATCCATCGCGGTGGTGATGACCGGGTTGAACTGCGCGACGAAGTTGAAAGTCCAGCGAGGCTGGTACTGCTGCTCGCTGTTGATGCGGGTGGTGTTGCGTAATTGGCTGGCATACAGCGGCGTCATCGCCAGCGTGCCGGCGGCAAACCAGTCGGCCGCGTAATCGCTGCCGACCAGCCCGGCCACACGCATCGCCAGGCTGTTGGCGGGCACGCCATAGAAGTCGAGCTGCACCGTCCATTGGCTGGAGCAGAGGTAATCGAGGCGGCTGGTGGTGGCGGAACCGGTGTCGGCAAAGCGGCTTTTGTTGCTGGCCAGGGCTTCGATGCTGAGCGAGGTCATGGTCACGAAGGTGCCACTGGGCAGCGGCTGGTTATCCTCGGCGGGTACCACCGGGCAATTAACGATGGGCAATAAAAAACCGCGCAAGGCGGTCATCAGGTCGGCTTCTGTCAGGTCTATGGTTACCGTCATCTCGGCTCCTGCCGGTTGATTAGAAAACGGCACTCGCCCGCCGGCGATACCGTTGAATGGCTGGCACTCAGCGGGTAGCCGTAGAGCAGGTGCAGCAGCGCCCCGAAGACCGTGATTGCCACTAGATAGAAGGTCAGGCTGAGCAGCGGTTGGGCAACGATGTGCACACGGCGCAGGTAGTCCAGCGCGGCGAGTACAACCAGCAGGCACAGCCCGGCGTCGAGGCCAGTAAGGACTGCACTCATGTCAGATTCCCCGCGTAGCGGCGAAACGCTCACTCAGCGCCTTCAGGCACGGAATGACGTTCATCGCCAGCAGGCCGATAAGAAAGGCCACGCCATTGCGGGACTCTGCGTCGCCCGGCAGGTTGAAGTAGCTCACCACCAGTTGCGTGGTGAATACCGATGACACAAACCCGGTCAGCACCGCTGCAGCGGGCTGTTTGCGGGTTAACTCACGCAGAAAAGACAGGGACACCACCGCCCCGGCAAAGCCGGCGGTGGCCACCCCATATTTTGCGAGTAGCGCACCACCAGTGAAGGTCGGGTCCATTGTGCTCTCCAGAACGAAACGCCCGGAAAGACTCCGGGCCGAAGCGCGTGCTGCAAAAACCTGAATCGCAGAAACGCAAAAGCCCGGCACAGAGGCCGGGCTTTTTTGATCGCTTTGCGCAACTCGTTAATTGTGCACTATGGGTAATTTACCCATTAAAACCCTTCACGTCAACATGATCAGGCCGTTTTTTTATCTTTTTCTGCATGAATTACGCTCCACACTGGCGATTGGGCTTCCAGGTCGAGAGTTTCGATCAACGTGGCCAGGTCGTCCCACAACCCTTTCCAGTCCCGCGACCAGTTCGCCGGGGCGATCTGGATGCCATAGAACGCCTTCATCTCGCCCGCCACTCGCGCGGGCCCCCACTGCTCGCTACCGCAGACCTGTGCTTTGTAAGACTGCAGCGCGATGGTCACCAGATAGATCGCTTTCGCGCGCTTGCCAGCGCTCATGCCGTTGACGTCTAGACGCGAGGTGACCAGTGCGCTCGCGTTCATCACATGGCGCATGGTCAGGCACGGGTGATACAGGTAATGGCCGAACTGCTGCAGGTTGAACGGCAGGGTTTCAATCGCCTGCTGCACCTTGCCCATGGTGAGCAAATGCGCGACCCGGTCGCTGGAACGGCCAATCGGAGTACGCCGAGTCTCACTGATGCTTATGCGCTGGCGGCTGACTTGGATGCGCGCTTCTTTATCTTCCGCCGTGGCAGGGAACAGCGCCTCCTGACGGCGTCCACGCGGACCTGGCGCGACCCGGCCCTCGGCGTGGGCGAGCGCGCCGGCACTGATGGAGGTATTCGATTCCAACTGGGAATCCGCCCAGGCTTGGCGGGCATTGATCAATCTCATTGTAGTGTCCCTCTATTACGGCTCGCTTGGTCTTTCCCGGTTTGCGCCTGGTGAACTGACAACGGCGACATCAGCTCAGTCAATTCGTACAGATTCATCGGCGCCTCCTTGGTTGCCGACTAGATTAGCGTTTGCTAATCTAGTTCGCAATAGCAAAACGTAATTTACCATTTGCTAAATTAAAGCGATTATTTCCCGATGAATATCAAACAGATGCGAATTCAGGCCCTCAAGGCCCTGATGGGCGGCAAAACCCAGAAGGAATTTGCCGACTTGCACAACCTGGACGCCTCCTACATTTCCCAGTTGCTCAATGGACATCGGGACATGGGCGAAAAAGCCGCCGAAACCCTGGAAGGTAAAATCGGCCTGCCGCCAGGAACACTGGTGTCACCGACAGGTGGTGAGCCGATGCCGGCCAAGGTCGCAGTCGAAGCCAACGCTGAATTGCTGGGTGAAATGGATGTTTGGGAAGACGGTGACCCTCTGGACGAGGATGACTGCGAAGTGCCGTATTACGCAGAGGTCGAATTTGCTGGCGGAGCCGGTATGACTGAGGTCGTTGAAGTGGCGGACAGGAAGTTACGGTTCAGCAACGCGACGTTGCGCGCCGCCGGCGTAGACCGCAAAAGCGCCGCCGTAGCGCGGGTCAAAGGCAGAAGCATGGAGCGCCTGATCCTCGACGGCGCCGCCATCGGCTTCGACCTGAGTGACACCACCATCATCGATGGTGAGATCTACGCCTTTAACCAGGGCGGCATGCTACGCGCCAAATACCTGCACCGCCTCCCCGGCGGCGCCGTGCGCATCCGCAGTGAAAACGACGACGAGTACCCCGACGAAATCATGACGGCCGAGCAGTATCTGCACGAAGTGAAAATGCTCGGACGGGTGTTCTGGTGGTCGACCGTAAGGCGCTCGCCACGGCGGCGGTCGTAGCGCCGACAGTATTCGATGCCTAAAAAGCCTCGCCACTGAGCGGGGCTTTTTATGACTAGCTTGATGCAATAACGGTTTAGCTAGCAAAAGCGGAAAAGCTATTTAGCATTTGCTACCCCCCCCAGACCAGCCACCCAAGCGACGCACGTAACTGGAAAACGATCGCGCACAAAAAAGGCCAATGCATAAACATTGGCCTTTTTTGTTGGAGAATAATGGTCGGGACGGAGTGATTCGAACACTCGACCCCTAGCACCCCATGCGCTTATCAAATGGATCCCCAGGGATCTCGATGGAAGCTCATGGACAACCAAAAAACTAGTATTTATGGTATCTACAGGCTAATTTAGCTTCCCATATAGTCCAGTACCGTCCACCAACAGCCAAGCTTTTCGGTGGCACAAAAGTGGCACAAAATTAAGAGCTGCAGAATTCCTAGAGGTTGAGCGTGGCCAAGCTGACAATCAAGCAACTGGAGGCTTTCACCGCAGAAGATCATGGAAAGGTCTTCCGAGAGGATGGAGGGCTGGTGGCCGAGGTGCGAGCTGGAGTACGCGGAGTTACGGTTCAGTTCAGCTATGAGTTCAAACTAGATAGCTCCAGATCTCGAAAGCGATTAGGCAGTTGGCCGAAGAAAAGTTTGGCGCAGATACGATCTGAGCGAGACGAGGCCCGGGTACTCGTCACCAAAGGACTGCACCCTACCCTTGCAGCAAAAGCAGCGCGAATCCAGGCACAAGCTGCCATTGCCAGCACAATTGCCGAAGCAGAACGTGAAGCTGCCGAAAACAAAACAGTGGCTGACCTGTTTGACGACTGGATACGCGATGGCGTTTCTCGCCAGGATGGCAACGCCGAATTAATTCGAAGCTTTAAAAAGGACGTTCTACCGATCATTGGCAAGAAGCCGCTCCGCAGCCTTACGGAGAAGGATCTACTCACAGTCCTCCGCTCAGTTAAAGCACGCGGCCTGAACCGTACGGTCGTGATCAGAAGCAAGGATATTGGCCAGATGTTGCGTTGGGGAGAGAAGCGTAAGCCCTGGCGCGCGCTCATGGCTGACGGTAATCCAGCCGATCTGGTAGAAGTAAACAAGCTGCTCGACCACGACTATGAAGAACAGCGGGACCGCCTGCTTTCCTCGGACGAAATTAGCGAGCTGCGCGATATCTTCGAACGCCTGGAGCGTGATTACGAGGCTCTGCCTGCCGGCCAAAAGTACTCTGGTATCCGCCCGGTAAACCAACGCGTTCAATGCGCGATGTGGATTTGTCTGAGCACCCTCTGCCGAATCGGAGAGCTACTCAAGGCTGAGTGGCGGCACTTGGATCTGGATAAAGGCACCTGGTTCATTCCTGCCGAAGCGACTAAGGGCCATAAGGGTAAGCGCCAGGATCACCACGTGTTTCTCTCAGCGTTTTCCCTTCATCAGTTCAAGCAACTGAACAAAGAAACCGGCCACACATCGTTCTGCTTTCCTAGCAAGGATGGCAATCACCACGTAGACACCAAGACGGTCAGCAAATTGATCGGAGACCGACAGTGCCGATTCAAAAACCGCAGCAAACCTTTAGCAGGCCGCCACCACGACGACTCGCTAGTGATGAGCAAGGGCACCAAGGGTGAATGGACACCGCATGACTTGCGACGTACAGGCGCGACCATGATGCAGGAGCTTGGGGTTGCGCTAGAAATTATCGACCGCTGTCAAAATCATCTACTAGGCGGATCAAAAGTTCGCAGACACTACCTGCACCACGACTATGCCAAGGAAAAAACCGAAGCATGGTACCTACTGGGAACGCGGATAGAGTCAATACTTAGACAGGCTCAATGACTAACGCGGAGTTTTTTTCGAGAGAACTTGATGACATTTCACTAGATGCTCTACGTTCTGCTTTTCGATTGTTACAGTCGCTGTCTGGCCGAACTCCGTAAATCTTGAGCGCCATCGCGGCGATCTCCTCCTAGAACGCTGACAGGGCAGCTCATTAAATGAAAAAAGCCCCGCACTTGGCGAGGCTCATGGTATTGCGCGCAGCTTAGGAATTGTCTTATAGGCAATCTTCACAGACGTTTTGAGCGCCAATCAATCCTACAACCCGAGAGTTCGTGCACATATCGCAACCTCCCTCGCCCTCGCCCTCGTCGGAGTCTTTTTTTTCGTTCAGATCGAAATCTCGGCCGCTCATAATTTGATGCCCACCCGCTCAACTATACGAAAGGGTGACAGTGCCGAACCCGCGGCTCTTTAGCTCTTCGAGAATCTGCTCCAGAGTAGAGTCGGCAAGGGTTTCACCAACTTCTTGCTTCTTGGCTTCGGCTTCAACCTCTTCGTCGTCTACTTCAAACAGAGCCTTGTTCAGCTCTTGCCACGTCCCCATGGTTGGCTGAGCCTCGCCGCGCTCGTAACGACCCGGCATGACCTTGGAGATACCAGCGCGGTCTGCAAGATCTGAGAGTGTCAGACCGGCGTCTTTACGTGCACTGCGAAGAGCGGAGCGGAAGTTCGAGCTTTTGGGATTGGGGAGCATGTGCGAGTCCTTGCATTAATGAGGTACACAGAGTAAACCCACACAAAGTATACAGCAAGGCATATTTGTTCTTGATCGGTATACTTTTGTTCCTTTTGCTTGGGCGACCTACGCTTGACCAGATAGTCTGCCAACAGTGCGTTGCTCGGACGCTCTGGCTACCGCTGGTAGCAAGCTGCAGGTATTAGCGATCGTGGTGTACTCGCGGGTCACCACGCCCTACATATCTTCGCACCCATCAATCCATTTCAACCGCCCCCTTCTGATTGACTAATGCGCGACAACTCTCAACTCATGAATACTGACTGGTAGGCGGTGGTCGCCAGATAAAGGACATAAAAACCCGAAGGCGGAAGCGTTCCGGGCTTTTCACCACTGATAACTGCCTAGCCAACGCGCCAGGCCGGGCGCTACCTTTTTAGCTCAACGACTTGAAATCCCCTTCAATCGCTTCTGCTTCTGCACGCCAGGCTTGGAAGCGCTGCTGACGTTCATGGCTGTCGTTGAGGCTCTCATCAAGCATGCTGACGCTGTTTTTCAACTCCAGGTATTTGCCGAAGAATTGCTCTTTAAATTGCTCGGCGTTGAGCAAGCCAAGCAACTCTTTGCGCTGCTTCTCGAAGTCTTCAACTATTTTCACGATGGAGTTACGGAAAGCCTCTTCGCGTTTGTATTGCTCCCAGCTGTCCCAGACCTCGATGGCAACACCGACGACTGCCAAAGCACCGTTAGCGCCTTTGGCCAGATTCACCGCGCCCCACGGCTTGAACTTCAGCAGCGACCCCAGTTCCATGCCCACCAGCTTGCCGGCGCTCACCAGGGTGTCTCGTGCGGCCAGCACGGTAGTGTTGTTGATAATGTTGCCTTTAAGCAGGTGGTTAACGCCCTGCTTGCCCAACGCCCGGATATTGGTGTTGAAGTGATTGATTTCGGTGTCGAAGCCAAGTTGCATCTTGGCCATGTCCAAGCTGATGGACTCGGTTTGGCGGCTGAATTCATTCTGTAAACGTGTCGCCAGCACAATTCCCTCGGCGCCAATCTCGCGCTCAAAAAATTCGCTGAACGTCTCCAGGCTGCTGCCTTTGGCTTGCAAGATCAGGCCGGCGAAGTAACGCGTCACAAAGTCGCTTAGGGTTCTGCGCACCTCTTCAATCTGGCCCTCGGCCGCCTCCAACTGACCTTGCGAGCGGCGTTTCAGCTCGCTGAGCTTGCTGACTTCCTGGGCGATTTTCTGGTCGTTCTCGATGGCCACCGGCAGCTGTTTATTCAGCACATCGCGAATCACGCTGTTGTGCATTTCGCCGGCCAATCCAGCGCTACCTCCGTTGTTTTGGATCTTGCTGGAGGTGGCCGTTTGAAGGCTGGCGATATGCGACAACGCCTTGAATTGGCCGAGGTTCGCCAGCCAATGCTCAAAGCCCAGGTCAAACGGATTGGCGGCCACTGCAACAATCGACAATTGCGCCACTTCGTCCTCACTCAGGTCGACCAGTTCGCGTAAGCGGCCGGTGACGTTGGTGCGTTTTACCGTCAAGTTGGTCTGATAGTCCTGTTCGTCCTCGACGTCGGCCACCTCATCGAAACGACTGAGCACAAACACCGTGCGAGGCAGCAGGTCCAGAGTTCGGAACAACCACACCAAGTCATCCTGATGGCTGGCTTTGATCGGGTTGGTGGAGTTCATGACGTACAGCACCAGATGGGCTTCGCTCACGTACTTCTTGGTGGTGTCTTTGTACTTCTCGATCGCGTTGGTTTCGGCGTTTATCTGCTCTTTGAAGCCAAACAGACCGGGGGTGTCGATCAGAACAAAGTCGTCGCCAACCTCGTACACCTTCACCTCGTTGGATGATTCCTGATGGCTGATTTTCATGCTGGATTTATCCAGCCTTTCCATCCAGGCCGCAGCGATAGAGGTTTTTCCTTCGGAGAAACCACCAATCAACACCACTTTAAGTTTTTCGCCAGCCACACTGTCGATGGCGGTTTGCAGTTTGCCTTTTAACGCCGGGTCCACTGGCACACCGGCGGCTTCACCTTGATCGAGGAACTTGAGCAGTTTGCCGAGCAGCTCGACCGAGCGCGCTTGGTGGGCCTTGAAGGTATCGAGGGTATGTTCCATTACAGAGTTCCTGCGTTATCGATTTGGCGGGAAAGGAGCTTCAACTGTTCAGTTGATTGGCTCAGCAACTGGACCAGGTCGGAGGTCTGTTTGATCGGAGCGTCAATGGCCTGCTCCAGCAAGCGGATTTTTTTCTGCATGTCCGCAAAAGCGGTTTTCAGGCCGTCGCGGAACGCCGAAGACAATTGGTCTTCGCCTTGCCTCAGGTTGGTTTCAATGGCCGCGCGCTGCTGGGCTTTTTTGTAGTCGGAATCTATCCAGCCACGTACAGCCTTGAGGGCGGAAAGCGCCAGCCCGGCGAGGGCGGGGGCCAGGAGGAGCAAGCTAGCCCCGCCGGAGAAAACCACTCCGGCAATGGTCCCTGCCAGCCCCATTAGCAAAGGGGCGACTTTGATCCCGCTTTCAATGTTGATCTTCAGATCAAACTTGCCCGCCAGTTTGGTGTTGCCAAGCGTGGCGTAGAGGCTGGTCAGCTCGCGGGCCTGTGCTTCAAAGCTGGAGAGAATGTCCTTGGCGTCGTTCTGAAAGCGCTCGATTTCGGGTGCGATGGCCGCCGATATCCGAGTGCTCAGCTTCTTCTCCTGCAATTCGACAGTGTTAATAAACGCTTGCTGGAGCTCATCGTTGCCAATTCCGGCATCGATGCGCTTATACATCGCATCTCGCAACTTGCTTAAGAACAGTTCGATCTCGGTTCCACCCGAAGCCTCCAGGCGTTTTTTCAGGGACTTAAAGCTGCCCGTCAACTGCACCTTGGCACTTTTGCCAGCCAGGCTAAGGTCCTCCAACAAGTTGCTGACGTTGTCTTTTAGCCCATCCAGGACAGCAATTGTCTGGTCCAATGCATCCTTAGCTTTGTGGAAGTTAGCGCGGGTGATTTTGCCCTCACTGCCGTCTAGCACCTTGCTATTGAGCAGGTACAAAAACGCGCGCAACTGGGTTTTCTCCAGTAGCTCTTCAGCATCGAAGGTGGCAAGCATTCGGCTGCGCCGAGACGCGTTATCCGAGTTCGGGGCAAAGTGATCGGTGGATGCCAGAAACGCCGGCAACGCCGAGAGCGAGACTACGTCACGGTAGTGCTCGCCCAACTGCTCGCGCATCTTCTCGTTCAGCCCTTGCAGGCCCGCAATTTCGTCATCGGAGACCAACTTGCGGTCAGCCAGCGAGTGTTTAGGGTTGGTGATTTTCTTGTTGAAGATCGTCCAGACCTCGGTTTGTGCTCCGAGGTGATCCTTGATTTTTTCCAGGGTGCCTTTGTGGTGTTCGTCGCCGGTCTGGGGCGGCGCGGCCTGGTTGGTGACGTACAGGACGGCGTGAGCGGTTTGCACGGCTTTATCGATCTGGCTGACCACCAACCCTTCGTTGCCCTCAATGCCTGGCACATCCAACAAGGCGAAGGACTGACCGTTCAACGTCATGTCATAGCGTTGGGTATGGCGGGTGAAATCGGCTCGACCATCGCCAATGATTTTGCCATCGGCTTGCGCGTCCAGCATTTTCAGGTGGCCTTGGCTTTCTTGAGTTAGTTGCGTGAGCTGCTGGGTTAACTCGTGCTTACCAACCTCAATCTCGCCGTGTTGGGCACGCAGTGGTTCGACGGCACTCTCACGTGCGGCCACTATGACCGGCAGTTGTTGTTCAGCGAGTGCCAGTTGCGCCAGCTCGGGCAATGGTTTGAACAGGCGGATCAGCTTCTGCCACAGGGTGGCGGTTTCCTTGCGTTCGGCAATCAGGGCACGCAAGCCGACTACGGCGTTCAGCGCATCGCTGTGCAGTTGATCATGGTGCTCGGTGGTGGCATGGAGTTGTTGCGCCAGTTCGGCGAGCTGGGCATCAGTCTGCTCCATGGTCTGCTGCAGGCTTTGCAGATTCGCTTCACTGAGCAGGTATTGGCTTTGCAGCGTACGGAATGCCTGCTGGTGATCGACCTTGGTCGGTTCTTTCAGCAGAATTCGCAGTGTTTCAATCAGGGTCGACTTGCCCGCACCAGTTTCGCCATACACCGCAATGGTGAACGTTTGCCACTCGGCATTTTTTTCCAATGCATCGAGCAGCGTCTGCAAGGTTTCCTGCTGTTTACTCAATACCTCGCGCGCCTCCTCCAGTCCTTTATTTAACTTGGCATCGGTCGAGGGCGCTTGCACCGACTCTGCAATACGCGTGAGCTCATCCTTAACCCGCTGGTAAATGTCGGCTGGCGTTTTCAATTCAAGGGGCATGGGGACTATTTCCTGTACCGGTGGCGCTGTGGACTCGGGCGCAGTGAACACCTGCTCCTCAACGTCGGGTTCCGGCTCTGGCGCAGTAGTTTTGAACTGCACATGAGTCAACACCTCGCGCAGTTTTTTCCAGTAGTCGCCATGACCAAAGTCGGTAATTCTGATGTTCTCGAAGTGCTCGGCCGGATTGCGCCCCAAGCAGCTCTCGCCCGCATTCATCAGCAGGGTCCAATCCGATGTCGAATAGGCATTAATTAACCGACCGGTTACGGCTTTACGGATCAGTTGTACATCACCATCGGCCACTTCGACCGCGGCCGCCATCAGCAGCACGTCATTGACGGTGAGGCGATGACTCGCGGCGCAAGCACGTTTTTTCAAGCTGCTAACCACCAGTCGGCCACCGAGCGAATGACCGATCAGGTTGACCGTATCGATGTGCTGGTGATGCAGGCGCAGGTGCTTGTCCAACTCGTCGAACAACGCCTCGCCCATCTCTTCAGCGCGTGTGCGGATAGCGCGAAAGTGCAACGCACGATCTCCAAGGAAAGTGGCAGCGCCTAATAACAAGGAGGTGCGGGCGGAATGATTTAACGCGCTGACGGAATTGGTAGAGAAACGAGTGAAGTGACTGGAAGGCCAGAAGGCGAAAATATTCGTATGGTGCTGAAGAGATTCGGGAATACTGGATATCAACGTCTTGCGGTCTTCTTCGGTGTGACCAGCGCTATAACCATGGATAAAGATGTTCGCTTCATTCGACCGGTCCTGCGCGCTTTGCAGGTTGGTGAAAGTAAATTGTCGGCTCATGACTCACCTGTACTTATTGCCACTTCAACCAACGCTTGGCGATAACCACGATCAGGTGCACGCACAGCGCTACCCCGACCAACACCGCCACCACTTTGGCCACCAGAAAGAAAATGCCCTGCACATCGTGGGACAAAAAGCCCAGGAGTACGCCCATCCCCGCGATCACGGCGGCAATCAGCAGCAGGCCTATATAAGGGCGCAGCATCCGCGAAGCGGCGCCCCGCTCAATGAGGCTCGCCAGCACGGCAAGCACAATAAAAAACACCACCACGCCCACTAACACGCCCATCAATCACCTCGTTTCATACAACGCACTCACTGCTTTGGCGCGGTGCGCAATTTCATCCGCCCAGCCCAGCGGCGCATGTACCCGTATTTTTTCGCCCAGCCCAAATACCCACCACAGCGTTTCCTGGTCCATCGGCACACGGGCGCGCAAGCGTTGCCAGTCGCTGCCGGGCAGTGGTTCCAAGTGTTGGTCATGACTAAGCGGGGTTTCGCTGAGCAGCCAGGCGATCGGCGCACTAACGTCGGCGACCAGCTCGGCTTCTTCGATCGGACCAGGGCTGTTAAAACCACCGTTGTGGATATAGCGGTCGACATCCAGCGGCTCGGTTTCCAGCACCGTGTCACTCAACATTTCTGCGCGCACAATCCGGTGCAGCGCGAACTGCCGCGCATCGGCGTAGCCGTCCACGGTGCCAATCAGGTAACTAACCGAGTGCCGCGACACCAAGCCACCTGGGTGCAAGGTGAAGGTCTTGTGCTCGGCCTTGCTGCGGCTTAGGTAGCTCACCTGTAACTGCCGACGCTCAAGCAAAGCAGTCGAGATTTCACGCCAGACCTCGGGGCGAATTTCGGCGGGCAGCAATACTTTGCCGTTGGGCATCGCACGCACGCGTCGGCCCCAATGCGCCAGCTCATTGTGGTGCAACCCTTCGAGGTGGTTTCTGGCCCGATTGAATTGCGGGCTGAGTTGATCCAGCACGATTTGCGGCAGCAGTGATTTGAGGTGATTTTCGGCGAGGAACAGCGCCAGCGCGGTGGGCGTGTCCATGGCAGCCAGGTCGAACGGCGCGTTGCGCGGAAAGCTCCAGCGGTACGGAATTTCGCGCGTATCGCAATCAAGGGTGAAGGGCCCGGAGAGATTTTCCAGATCGCGCTGCAGCGTACGCAGACTCACCGAGAAGCCTTCCTCGCGCAGTTTTTCCAGCAGCGTGGTGGTGGCACGGCGCTGCGGATCTCGGGGGATAAGTCGTAGCAAGGCGAGCTGCCTGAGCAGCGTATCCTTCGCTTCGGACATCACAACTTCCTTGTTCAAGAGAAAGGGAATAGGCGATTTCACGTCGCCATTTCTTTGGCGACCATAACTTACCTGATAGCTCATTGCCATAGCTGGACAGCAGGAAGCCCGTGCGGCATAGCCTGCCTTAACTTCCCGTCAGATGTGTCGTCCGAATTGATTTGGGAAGAGTTACCCCAAACCACATTGCTTTCACTCGCGCGTTTGCGACCTTCAAGGAGCAAGAAAGAACTGCTCCAGCCGCGCTTTGAGCACCTCTACTTGGGTCGCTGTACGTTGCTGCAACGCGCTGGCGCATTGCGGACACTCTGCGAACCAATCGCGACCCAGTGCCAGCGCATCACTGAGTGGAATGGTGGTTTTTCTCCAAGAGCAGCAGATGCAGGAAAAGGTGAAAGGACGAGGAGGTCGAGGCATTAAATTCGCTCACAGTCATAAGGTGTGATTAAGCTATCGCACCGGAGCGTCAAGCTGTGTCGCGTAACGCGGTTACGCCTCGCGCTCTTGTCAAAGGCGCGCCTTTGCGCCGCCGCCGCCCTATCGAAGGAATGAGAGATGCCTGGAATCAAGGATGTTGCTGTCGAGTTTGAAGCCTTTATTGCCTCGCTGAGTACCGAACGCGAGGAGCTGATCGAATATATCGCCGCGTTGAATAACGGATTCGAAGGCTGGCTCAAACTGGAGTTCTATTTCTGGCTTATTAAAAATCGCAAGTTGCGCGCTGCTACTTCTGATGCCGATGTAGGCCTTGAGTACAAAGTCGCCCTCGACCAACGCCACGCCGGCATAGACCGCGAGACTAAGCAGTGCGATTTGTGGGTGCGCAACAACGAAAGCGGCTTCCACTTTATCGAGCTCAAAGCGCCCTTCTTCAACAGCAACAAAGGCAAGGTGTTGCTAAGTGCCGCGCACGACCTGTGGTACATGTCGCGACTGACCGGAACATACGAGCAAGTGGCCACCGGTAGTACTATTGCCGTGGGCATCGGCTTTACCGCAGAAGATTGGGCCGAGCAGATGGACAAGGTGCGGGACTACTGTGAAACGTCCAAGCCTATTGCCGTGAAGCTGGGAAGCCTGGGCAATCACCCGACCGCGCACTGGGCAGCACTGACCGTCCAATACTGACCGTTTAAGTCTCCCCCCACCCGCTAACGGTGGGGAGTCTGTATTCGCAAATCGACGCTTGCTTGCACCCAACCCGATGTAGCGGCGTTTGTCGCCTGGCTTTGCACCCACCTGTACACCTTGTCCGTGCATTTGCGTTTCAGCGCCAGCGACTACTTTAATGGCGGATGAACCAGCAGGTAGTGGGCATTGAAAGCGCGCAGGCCCAATACCGATGGGCCACCAGTTAGACCGATCTGCAAACCGGCTAACCTGTGCACTCTGGCGACTCGGCGAGCACGCGTATCTCTCTCACTCTGCTGCGTGATCGTCTATTGACAGCGTTGGCCAAGCGCAGCGAACCCGACACCTATAAAGCCTGCCTGGTTGTTTTGAAATGTGGCGGCGTGAGCGGTGCGGTGACCTTTCTAACAGTTAAAACACTTGCCAACAATCGACTCAAAAAAATCTCAGCCCTACATAACTGCAGTGACATTACCAACAAGAAGGTTCACCCCATGTCATTGCACTGCCCTCGCTGTCACTCCCCTAAAGTTGCTTCATTCCATCAAGCCATGAAAGTTGGCGCGGCCATAGGCACTGCAGGCGGTGTTGCGCGTGGTGTCAGCGCTGCACTTACTGGTGGTCGGGCTGGCGCCCTAATTGGCACTATTGCCGGACCTTTCGGCATAACACTTGGCTACGTCTCAGGTGCAATCCTTGGTGGCTTGGCCGGAGGTGTTGGGGGTTGTGCCCTCGGCGCGCAGCTAGGCGATACGCTGGACCGTCACGTATTGGCCCACAACCTCTGCCTGCTCTGCGGTCACCGCTTCAACCTGCCGGTCTGACCTGTCCACTCCATCTATCTCCATTCATTTCGTTCGGACGGCGCTGCGCTGTGCGCGGCGTTTATGCCGGCCTGCTCCCAAAGGAATTTTAACCATGGCACACCTCATCGAAACAATGGCCTACGCTGGAGCCGCTCCATGGCACGGCCTGGGTAATCAACTCACCCAGAAACAACCCATAGATGTCTGGCAACGTGAAGCCGGCATGGACTGGCAGATTCAGCAAAGCCCTGTGCATTTCAAATCGGACAGTATCGGCCCGCTGGGCGCTATCCACTCGTTTCCCGAACAAAAGGTGCTGTTCCGTTCGGACACTAAGGCACCGCTGTCGGTGGTTTCCAACCGCTACCACACCGTGCAACCGCGTGAGGTGCTGGAGTTCTACCGGGATCTCACCGAGGTCTCCGGCTACGAGCTGGAAACGGCTGGCGTGCTCAAGGGCGGTCGGAGGTTCTGGGCGCTAGCGCGTACAGGTCAAGGTGCTGCGATCAAGGGTAACGACCAGGTGAACGGGTACCTGCTGCTGGCCACATCCTGCGACGGAACCCTGGCCACCACAGCAACACCCACCACCGTACGCGTGGTGTGCAACAACACCCTGACCATTGCTCTGGATGGCACCAGCCGCGCGATCAAGGTGCCGCACAACACCCGCTTCGATCCAAATGCAGTGAAGAAACAGCTCGGCATAGCCGTCTCGCAATGGGACGACTTTATGTACCGCATTCGTGCGCTGGCCGAGCGCAAGGTGCAGTGGCACGAGGCGCTGGGCTTCTTTATGAATGTGCTGTGCGAAACCAATCCAACCGGTGCACTGCCGGAGGTGCTGCCCAACGAGCGCGCCCTGCGCAAGGTCCAGGAGCTGTACGAGGGTCGTGGTCGTGGCAGTCAGCTCGACTCAGCACGCGGCACCGCCTGGGGCCTGCTCAACTCCGTGACCGAGTTTGTCGATCACGAACGCCGGGCGCGCAGCACCGAGTACCGCATGGACTCGGCCTGGTTCGGCCAGGGCGCGCAGATCAAACAACGAGCCCTGGACACCGCTCTACAACTGGTCGCATGACCGCTTACTTACCCACCCCATAACGCCCGATCAGCCTGGTTGCTGATCGGGCGTTTCTATTCCCGCAAGGTGAACTCTATGACAGCTACTCCGTTGAGCAGCACCAGCAAGCCGCGCCCGGCGTTGCGCTTGATCAGTACTAAGGAACTACCGCGTGAAGAATGGTTGGCTGTGCGCAAGCAGGGTATTGGCAGTTCGGATGCTGGTGCTGCAGTGGGCCTAAATCCCTACAAGTCGCAGCTGGAGTTATGGATGGAGAAAACCGGTCGTGACACCACGTTACCGAAGACCGATCCGCACGATGAAGAAAGCCCGATGTACTGGGGCAATGTGCTGGAGCCAGTCGTAGCCTGGCACTATAGCAAACGCACGAAGAACAGGGTCCGGCGCATCAACGCCGTGCTGCAACACCCTGACCCTGAACTGCCCTGGATGCTGGCCAACATCGACCGCGAGGTCATTGGTGCCGACGACGTGCAAATCCTCGAATGCAAGACAGCCGGCATAAACGGCGCACGCCTCTGGGAAGAAGGCGTACCTGAGTATGTGCAATTGCAGGTGATGCATCAGCTTGCAGTCACCGGCAAGCAAGCGGCGGATGTGGCAGTACTGCTGGGCGGCCAGACACTGGAGATCCACCGTATCGAACGTGACGAGCAGATGATCGCTCGGCTGATCGAACTGGAGCGTAAGTTCTGGCACTACGTTGAGACCGACACGCCACCGCCTGCCGATGGCTCAGCCTCGGCTGAAATAGCTCTGCGCGCGCTCTATCCAGAAGACAACGGCCAGACCGTCGACTTCAGCGGCCGTGCCGGTCTAGCTGCGGTGTACCTTGAGCTTAAGGCGGTGCGCAAATCCATCAGCGAGAAGGAAACCCGCGAAGTCCAGCTCAAACAGATGCTGCAACAGGCCATGGGCGATGCTACCCGCGCGCAGTTCAGCCACGGCTTTATCAGCTGGAAGAAATCCAAGAACAGCAACGTGCTCGATGTTGAACGCATGTTGAAGGAGAAGCCCTACCTGCAGGTTCGCTACACCAAGCTCAAGGAAGGCAGTCGGCGCTTTCTGCTCGGCTAATCCAGCCCCGCCCAACCACTTCATCCCCCTTGGTCAGTCCATGCAGCTAGCACTGTATGGCTGGCCTATTTTCGTTTATTGGAGAACCACCATGCTCAAAGGTCTGGCTATTACCCCGCCGGTACTCGGTCGTATATCCATCGGTAAAGTCATCGAGAAAAACGGCAAACGCCTGCCGGAGAAGGATGACCAATTCACTATCACTTCACAGGTGCAAGGCAAGGATGGCTGGCTTCTGCACCCACTCAATGATGAGCTGCGTAAAAACCAGGAGGACAAACTACGCAGCATCCCGGTGCGCCTGCTGTTCAATGAACCGGAGCTGAACTTTCGCGCTGACTACACGCTGTTTGATCGTCAGTCCGGACGCCCCCTCTGCGTGGGTAACGGCGAGACCTGCAAACGAGTTACCCAGGAAGGTATGCAGTCACTGCCCTGCCCTTCGCCGGATGGATGCCCGCTGGCTAAGGGAGGTGCCTGTAAGCCTTACGGCCGACTGAATGTGCTGATTGGCGATGACGATCCGCTCGGCAGCTTTGTGTTCCGCACCACCGGTTTCAACAGCATCCGCACCCTTGCTGCACGCCTGCATTACTTCCAGGCAATTTCTGGCAATCGGCTGGCTTGCCTGCCGTTGGAACTGCGCCTGCGTGGCAAGTCGACACGACAGAGCCATGGCACACCGATCTTCTACGTCGATCTCACTGTGCGTACCGGCATGGACATGACTGACGTACTGCAAGCTGCTAATGAGCTAGAAGCTCAACGGCAGAAGGCAGGTTTCGACCAGATTGCACTGGACGAGGCCGCACGACGTGGCTTTGGCAACGGTGCGTTCGAGGACAGCGAAGAGGATGCCGGTGCTGTGATCGAAGAGTTCTATTCGAGTGCGGAAACCACTACTGCCAAGGCCCAGGGTGAAGTGCTGCGCCCGGCTATCAATTCGCTCGCGAGCAAGCTGGAAGTGCTCGCTGCATCAGCCAACTGAGTACTCCTCCTGGCTGAGTCTATCGGCCAAGCAGGCTCTTCCGGAGAAAAGTCATGACCCTGTTTCGATTTCTGCTGTGCCTATTCACATTCATCGGCGCACTGGCTGCGGCTGGAATTCTGGTGCTGAGCATTCTGTTGATGCTGCGTTTTCCGCCGTTGCTGATCGCCGTAGTCCTGGCGTGTTGGATCTTGAACCGCCTACTCAAGCTGCTGCAGACGCTCCGCTCAAATCCCACTACGTCTAGCTCCGCGTCACAACAGTGA